GATTTCGATTTCACGACCGTCGATGTTCAAGTCACCTGGACTCATTTTGTTAACTGGGTTGCCTAAAATACTGATTAAATCTTCACCTGCACCTTTACTGGCTGCACTTACTTGAGTTGGTAAGTCGCTACGATTTTTCAATGCATGTTTTAGATTCAAAACAATAGGATCTGATTTGTATTTGACTGCAATTAAATCATCAAATGTGCCTTTGTGTGGCTTTGTAAACTTGCTTAAATCTAGCACACCAGTCTTGGTCAGCACTTGGGCAATGTGGTTGCGTTGGCTTAGTGTGCCAGGTACAGATAAGAAAATACTTAACAGGATGTCGGCTGCACCTTTTTTATACATCTTCATGGCAGCAATTTGCTCGCATGTAATTTGAATAGTTTGTCTATAAGCAAACGTTATGATATTGTTGACTTCTTCGCTTTTAAATCCACCTTTTAACAAAAACTTACGCAGTTCGTCGGGTTTCAGTGTAACACCTGCGGGTAACTGCATTGCGGCTTCCTTTAGAGCAGTTGCCGCTGGCTCGACTTCCGGTTGCTCGGCAGGTGCAGGTTGAGGTGTTGCAGGCTTTTCTGCCGGAGCCTGATCCATTGGTTTTTCAGGTTCTTGCTTTTCGGGAGGCTGTTCGGCAAATTTTTTCTTAATGTAGTTGGTAATTGCTTGCACTACGCTGGGAGCAATTTCTCCATTCTTCATATCCGTGACCAATTGATCGACATCGGACACTGTTTGTTGTTCTTCGGTGATGAATTCGTTAAATCTCATAGTAGTATATTGGTTATAATAAGTATTTATTAGTTTAAAATATTACGCCAAAAATGTAAAGAATAACAGCAGAAACCATAAGTATTTTGCAGTGCATGATAAATATATTAGTGGAAACACTTACGTAGAAACACTAATACACAATCCGAAGGAAAACACAAAATGTTTAAAAAACTAAAAGAACTTGCACAACGAGTTTTTACACAGAATACACAGCAGACTCTACTAGAGCAATATATCGCCAACAAGAACCCTACTTGCACCGCAGACTTAGAACAGCTGGTAATTAACTACGAACGTGCACTAAGAGGCTCACGTTATGGTTACTAAGATCAAAACCGCAGTCAGATCGTTCGGTCGTGCGTTGTTCAATGCAATGATCATCAGTGGCCAAAGCCGTACCCAACAAGTATCCAGATGGTATGTATAATTTACTAAAGCAGCTTGTTGCAGTATTCTGCAACAGCAAGTACGATAAAGAAATTATGCGTTATGCCAAGTCTGAATATTCAAAAGACTGGGAATACGCATACCATATGTTAATGCAGGGCAAACAGCCCTATACAAGGTTTTAAAATGTTAAACGCAATTATAGAGTTTTTTGAAGTTATTGGTAGGGCTAGAGCCGCCAGTGTGCTGTCTAGGATGGGACACTATGAGCTGGCAAAAAAAGTCATGTTGCCCGAAACACCAACGTTCAATGATCATCCGTTTGAGGTTCATCCATAATGTGGCCTGTTTCTGACGAAGAATGGGAAGCATGGTTTAATCAACCAAGTAAGTAAAAAGGAGCAATTGCTACTTTTTTTATTTGCGTTCAATATCTTCTTCTTCGCACTTGTTACCGTATTGTATTTCTACTACTTTCAACGGAATTTCTCCTTCATTTGAAAGTTGATGCCATTCGCCTACGGGTATTTTAATTTCTGAATGTTTGGAGATCTCAATCGGAGGCATAGTGTACCCATTGGGCAGTTGGCTATACACCACCCCAGTGCCTGCGCTGACAACCCAGTACTCTGCTCGATTGGTATGTCGTTGCATGCTGAGTTTTTGGCCAGGGTCCACTGTCAGTTCTTTAACTTTCATACCGGAAACTTCGTGTAGTACACGATAGTATCCCCAGGGTCTGCCTGTCTTTGGAGCCTTCCAGTCTTCCAAGATCCAACTACTAGAATTGGCTTTATTAGTGCCGCCGACTCCAAATTTAAACTCTAGACGGGCTGACTCTATTCTCATCTCTGGAATATTATCTTTTGTCCGGTCGCCGCCGTTGGCAAAAATTATTTTTGCATCAGGATATTTTTCAAGAACACGCTCGATTGCACCGCAACTGCTGTTATCAGTGTCGTCGTAGGCAATGACACTGTCTACCATTTTTAAATTTGCAGTTATCAAAAAACGTTCTTCGTAGTTCATGAATGGTCTGCTTTTTTTACGAGTCAACCAGTCATCACTATTAAGTCCCACAATGAGCCTGTCGCCCAGCGCACGGGCTGCTTTAAAATATTCTAAATGACCGCTATGAATAGGGTCGAACCCACCTGTTACTAGTACAATTGTTTCCATGCAAATATTTATAAAGTGACATCTTCCATGCCAGCAGACCTGAGTCTGGTTACATGGCCCAGCATAAAGTTTTTGCTTTCGAGACCTTTTAATACTCCCAGCCACTTGTTGCGAACAAGTGCCACTTCGTTAATAATAGTTTCAAAGTCAATGACTTCATCCTCACCATCTACATACTTTTCAGCATCCCTACTAGTCAATGCTCTTGCATAGTTTTCAAGATACTTTTGAAAATGGCGTCTACGTATCTTTCGCAGTTGAATGTTGAGATAGTTTAACACAGCCTCAATCTCTTGAAGCTGGTTAAATCTATGCTCGGTTAAACCGGGTAAAGACGCAATATTTTTTTCCAAGTTGCCTTTGACTGTGCAGTCGTATTTGGCTTCTTGTAGTTCATTTTCATAATAATTAATGAACATAGGTATATTACCAAGGTCTTCTACTACTTTGTTGTACCACATGGGTTAATCTTCATAGCCGTAATCGTCTTCTTCCTCATCGGCATCTGCGTACTCATCGTAACTACGTTTGGTATATGCATCAGTTGAAGCAAATTCCTTCGCCTCATCATCTGTCAGCGCATCTACTAGGATACTCATCAGCGCGTCAGACGCTTCTTGTCTATCTTTTTGAGGGATATACTGCTTTAATGCCTGATACGATTCGCCTAGAATTTCAACATCTAAACTCATTCTGATATTTCCTCTTGTTCTTCTACTGCTGCAAAGTCTGCTTCTATTGCGGCTTTATCAGCTTTTTCATCGACAAGTTTGTCAAATTTGTGTGGGTTAGTTGTGATATCCAGCATTGCAGTATCTAAGCAACCATCATCATTGCGCTCCCAACCTTTGCGGAACTTCTTGATAACTTCGCCGTCGGCTGTGGTGTAGACTAAACTATTTCCTTCTTTTTTAAGCAATAACTTGCCTTCAAACAAATCAGTTAGACCGCTGTACGGATTCATACCTGTTTCGTACGGAATCTTAACTTGAACACTTTCAAACGGTTTGGCATAGCGGGTTTTCATGATCTTACAACCAGCACGTATACCTTTAACCTGTGCAATCTTGTTGCCGTCTTCATCTTCCTTCAGCTTCATCTTTTTCATTGCAACAACAATACTCGATGCATAGATAAAGCCCTGTCCACCTGAAATTTTGTCATCAGGGTCAAACATGTCTTGACTGGCATATGTGTGGTTAGTGCACACTAATCCCAAATTCAAGTCACCAAACATGTTTACACAGTTGCGCACCAATGCAGTCAATGCCTTGGGCTTGCGACCCATGTCGCCCTTCATGTCGCCTGCATTGAACTGGTTAACGTCGGTGGGTGTTAATAACATGCCCAGTGAGTCTAGTACAAACAATACTTTAGGACGACCTTCTTCCGGCAGTGTCTTGTATTCCTTCACAAACTCTGAAATCATTTTAGCCACATCGTCGATCATTGCCATGTTTAATTTTAGCAATTTGTCTTCACTGGTGTCTACATTAAGTGCATGTAGCCATTTTTCATCTAACGCATTTTCAGTGTCAATTAAGATGGGGAAGATATCTTGTTTTTGTGCATTTGCCACCAAATTGCCAGCACAGATAAATGATTTACCTGCGCCAGATTCTCCAGCAAACACAGTGACTTTGCCAAGCGGGATGCCTTTGTTAAAGTCGCCACTGATAAGATAGTTCAGTGCATAGTTGCTGGTACTTACCCAATCAGTAGGATCGTTAAACCCCACACTGAGTCCTTCGATGCTTTTTGTAATTGATTTTCTAAATTTGCTTACGTCGAATGGTTTTGCCATAATAAAATTCCTTTGTTTAATTGTAACTGTTTTTTTAAGTGTTGTCTATAGATTATTAATGCATGATTACCAAAAAGTTTTTTTGTCAAATATCATCGTACTCTTTCAGTTTTTTTAAATAGTCGCCGCTATAGTAATGATTGTAATTATAATTGATTGTATCTATCTCCAATAGATAGAGGTCATATAGCTCATCGTAACTCAAATTTTGAAATTTTGAAATCATTGTTACTAGTTCAACTAATCGTTCTATCGGATAACGTATACTATCAAATTTGTAATCAAAAAGTTTATTATATTTTTTAAATCCGTAATATTCTTCTACGTGACCGTGCCATCCTGGTTGGGCATACGCCAAAAATAGCCCGCGAGTAACTATACTATATAAAAACTTTTCCGTAACAAATGGTATATAACTAGTAGCAACGGTTTCACTCACAATGTGAATAAAACTTTCAGTAAGTTTATTTTCTAAACTGCGAATATTTTCTCCGTGTTTGTATCGTTCATGCCCAAAACTATAAACTGTTTGAAAGAATTCACTAGAGTTGCTAGACGTAAAAAACTTGCGATATAAACGTTCGTTGTCAGTATGACCAGATACTAGACCATCAATTTCGTCTATCGTATTTGTAAAATTTTTACTCGAATATAACGGATCAAACATGCCCATTTTAAATAAGCAAGCTGTTAGCAGTTGTCTAGATTCATGATTCGATCCATTAAAGCTACAAAGAAAGTTTTTATATTGAACCTTTGGATGACCTAGATATTCTTTAAAAAACGCAAGATTTAAATAATCCTGTGCATCTGCTGAGAATTTTAAAATCAAATTTGGATATAAAGTCTTTATAGTTTTATCAATTATGTTGTGATAAGTTACTGTTATTTTTGAATTTTGCTGTGCTGCAAGAGTGTTTAGTATGTTAAAAATATTATTATAACCGTCGCGAGTAAACCCATTTAAATGGTCAGAAATATTAATATCGGCAGGAATCGTGCTCTGATTAGTCAAACTAAGAATTTCATAGTATGGTGGTG